AAAAAGTAATGAAAGCTAAACCAATATATGCTAAACCTAGACCTAAAGGATTAGGGAAACCAAAATCTTTTAATAAAAAAGGAAAAGCATATAAATCAGCTAAAAGACAAGCTGATAAAAAGTTTGGAAAGAAAGTAAGTCTTTATAAGAACATCTTTATTTCTAAAGCTATTAAAAAATACAAACCGAGAAAGAAAAAATGATTAGTGATGTTTATAATATACCATTTGGCTTATCCGTACAAAGAGGAGATGTAAATAATTTCCAAGCCATACAAAAATTTGGATATAACGGTTCAGTAGGCTCATCATTTGAAACAATCTGGGACGGTGGGGGAGATTATACTTTTATAACTTCTCCTAGTACTGCAACTGCAACTTCATCTAATACAGGCTCAGATAATAATGGAACAGTAGAAATTGTAGGATTAGATTCTAATTACGATCTAGCAACAGAAACAATCACAATAGGTGGTTCTGCATCAACAACTTCTTTTATAAGAATATTCAGAGCAAGAATGATTAATGCTAATACAGGAGATACAAATGTTGGTACAATTACAATAACTGTATCATCAACAACTGTAGCACAAATCCAACCCACATATGGTCAAACATTAATGGCTGTTTATACAGTTCCAAGATTTTTTCAGGCTTATTTAGTTCAATTAGATGTAGGTAGTTCAAAAGATTTAGAAAATGAAATTAAATTTAGAATTAAAGAACTTGATAATGGAAACTCTTGGAATACTAGATCATTTGTAACTACAAGAGGTGGATTTACTGAAAAAAATTTTCATGTACCAGAAATTATACGAGCTAAAACAGATATTGAAATGAGAGCAAAATCTTCAGCAACAAGTTCTATATCTGGTGGATTTGAATTAATCCTAGAGAAAGTGGTTCAAAGCTAATGACTAAAAGACCTAGAACAACTGGCGAACATATCGTTGCTCTCTATGGTCATATAACAGGATTAAAAAAAGATATAATTACAATTAAAGATAATCACTTATCACATATGCATCAAGATATTGAAAAAATAGATGATAAGCTTGATAAAAAATTTGATGCCATGACTAATTGGTTAATTGGTGGAGTAGGTGCAATTGCTATTTTGTTCTTAGCACAAATACTTTACTTTTTATCAAAATAGTAATACAACACAAAATTGAATTATGCACAATAGAATCTTAGTCATTTCAGATATGCACGTGCCTTATCATCATCAAGATTCTATTAGATTTTTAAAAGAAATAAAAAAAGAATTTAAACCAGATACAATTGTTAATATAGGCGATCTATTAGATTTCCATGCAATCAGTATGCATGAACATAACCCAGATTTATATTCTGCTGGACATGAATTAAGAGAAGCAAGAAAATACATTAAAGAATTAGAAGATATATTCCCTGATATGACAGAAGTAGATTCAAACCATTCTAGCTTGGTTTATAGACGAGCATTAAAATTTGGAATGAGTAAAGAATTTTTAAAAGATTATGGAGATTTTTTGGGAACTAAAAAATGGAAATGGGTAGATGATTTAGTTTTAACAATGTCAAATGGACAAAGATGTTTTTTTACGCATGGTCGTAGTGCAGATGTTTTAAAAACTTCTCAAGCTATGGGCATGAGTTGTGTTCAAGGGCATTACCATACAAAGTTTGTAATATCTTGGTGGGCTAATCCTGATAATTTGTTCTTTGGAATGAACGTGGGGTGTTTGATAAACCAAAAATCCATGGCTTTTAATTACGCAAAAAATTTTAAAACTAGATTTATATTAGGTTGTGGTATAATAATTAATGGAATACCACGATTACTACCTATGGTATTAGATAATTCAGGAAAATGGATAGGAAAGATAGTATGACCTCAAATAAGCTTAAAAATACCCTTTTAAAGAGCCATAGAGCCCCGCAGAACGACGATTCAGCTTTTTCGACCCAAGTATTAGGGAATCATTACAAATCGCTTAAAATACAGCCTTTAGAGTATTCTATGGCAAATGAATTTAATGCGTGTCAAACTCATGTGGTAAAATACATCTCTAGGTACAATAAAAAATGGAAAGATAAAAAAGATCAAATTAAAGATTTAGAAAAAGCAAAGCATGTAATTGATATGCAAATAGAATTATTAAAGAAAGAATAAAATGTACTTGAAAATTTTAGGAATGGGATTAAAAACCTTTTCGCACATTTACCAAAATAGGCAGAAAACAAAAATGTTAATTTCTGATGCAGAAAAAATGCACGCAGAAAAAATGGCTCGAGGAGAAATTGAATATACACAACTTATTAAATCTGATCAGCAAAATTCGTGGAAAGATGAATTTGTACTTATTCTCGTATCTTTGCCTATTCTTTTATTGGTGTACTCTGTTTTTTCTAATGATCCATTAATGAAAGAAAAGTTAGATTTATTTTTTCAATACTTTAATGAACTACCTATGTGGTTTCAAATTTTATTTGTATCTGTTGTTGGTGCTATTTATGGCATAAAAGGTACAGAATTAATCAAAAGAAAATAGTCGCATTTAAAATTACAATCCATTAAAATATAATAATGGATAAGATTAAAGTAGATGCAGTAATTACAAATTTGGAGCTTCAATTAGAAACAGCAAATAACCCATATGGTTCTTTTGTGTCTTTTCGTTTTGTTGATACGTTTCCATCTTTTCCAAAAGTCAATGAAATGGTTTCTGAAATTAAAAAAAGAACTGATGTAGATTTAGTTGATTATGAATTTACTTATACTGGCATACACGAAGATACAGATTTAACTCATTTAGAAATTACAAGAAATTAGTTATGGGGGATTTCTCCCCCACAATATTATTTTGTTAGTTTTTCGATTGCTAGATTATTAATAGACTGTTGTTTTAAATGATCACAATAACTATGACCATTTTTAGCTTCAATCTTTGCTACTAAAAATAACTTTTTTTTATCTGAAAGTTCTTTTTTTATCTTCATATATCTTTCATCATTAGTAGCTTTAACTTTAGCAAGAGATACAGATAATGATTCATTAGTCATTTTTTCATTAACAACATAATCAAACATTTCATTAACTTGATCTTTAACTTCATCATATTCAATTTCAGCATTTATCAATCGTTTATCTAAAGCATCGACATAAGCTAAAATTCTATGAGGGTCAAATGATTGAGGTCTTATCTGTATGTATTTTGGGCTATCACTCATTAACCTAGTTCTTGTTCGTAAAGATCTGGATTAAAGTCAGTAGCATTTTCTTTAGCCCAGTCTATTTCTTGTCTTGGGCTTTCAGGCAATTTATCATCACTTAATTGATAACTATAATGCGACTGTTTATAGCCTTGTTGTTTAGGTTGGTTATTGCCATATCCACTTTTATTAAATGGTTTTACCATATAACAAGTAATTGCTAATTCCATACCATTAGAATATTGACTAGCTTTTCCTTGTTGCATTTTACCACCCCATTTTAAAATATAACCAGCTTGTACGTATTTTTGTACTTCTGGAGAGTTAATCCATTGTGGAACTTCAGTAAGATCATACAATTTTTTTGTAATACTACACTGAAATTTAGCTTTTGTTGATGATGCTTGATATTCAAACGCAGGCGATTGTTTGCCAGTTGAATACATTTTTAAATTAAGCCCACAAAATGGTAGGCTTTGTTGTTGTATTGACATGTTTATCCTTTTTGTTTCATGTTTTTATTTTTGTTTATGTATTTCCTTTGCAATGCAAATGTGCATAGCACCTAGAAACGCATTAAACATTTGTTTATTTAAAGGAAGCTCTTTAACCTCAATCTTTCCATCTTTTTTAGGCAGTCTAATAATTAGACCTTTGGAAATTTTAAGTTTAGTTTCTTCCTCATATGCTTCTTTATACGCATTTAACTGTAAAGTATAGTCAAACGATATATGATTACTTGTTTTAATATCTGCCAAAATAAGATTACCTTTCTTATCTTTTAAAACAAGATCAAGAGTACCAGCATAATTGTATTTTTTAGAGTAGATTTTTTTCTCTAATTCTACAACTTTATACTCTTGGTTCTTCCACCAATCTAAAAAAAGGTTCCAGCAATTGATAACCTTTTCATCTGATTGTTTTGGAATTTTTTTACCTTTTAGAAAGTCTTCAATCAAACCATGAACAACTGTTCCAACAAGTCCAGCATCTTTTTTAACTTCTTCTGTCTTGTTTTTTGCTTGGTCAATTATTCTTTCTAGCATAACTCTATCAATCATTTCTCCATTATCTAATTTATGATTAATAAGAGCCTTTATTTCTCTTATAGGTGTAGCAACTAACCAACCAGTTAATTCTGGTTTAGGAATACCATTGCCACATATTCCAGTTACACTTTCTACTTTTTTACCCTCATGATAATAAATATGTTTATCATCATCAAAGTCTAAAGTAAGACCATTTTTCAACTTATGTTTTATATACATGTTTTTCCTTTTTAGTTAAGACGTTCTAATAATTGCGTGATGTCATACTTATAATATTTAGTAAGACAAAACAATTTAGACACATCAGTTTTTATACCTTTTTCAAATTTATATAAATCAAAAATTGAATTAAAGTATATCTTATTGTCTTCTACTACTGCTTCTGCAGTAATATTTTTTTCAAGCCTTATATTTTTAAATTTAAGACCTATAATTTGATTAAATAATTTAGCATTAGGTTTAGTTTTAAAATCTTCAACCATGCCTTTAATCATATAATCAGATTTAATTAGTTTATTCATATTTACCTTTCTAATTTAAAACTGAATGACCACGATTATTTAAACATTTACGATACAAAGCTTCATACTTTGTATCAAGAGTAGGACTAATTGACCAATACAAAATGTTACTAACAAAATTAACATTTTCTTTAGCAATAGTTTTACAATGCTGTAAATCATTTGTAAGTTCTACTGCTTTTGGTTCATTAAAAGTACCACTACGACCCGATGTATCAACAACAGGATTATACGCACAACCTTGTACGAATATAATTAAACATAGCCATTTTAACATATTTCTCCTTTTCTATTTTCAATTGTTTTTTGTAACTTCTATAAGATAATGCTTCAGTAATTTTTGGCATTATTTCATACACTTCAACAAAGTATGGATTCATATCACTAAAAGTCCAATGACGTCTTTTAGA